GTTGAGTCTGTTTCTGCACGTATCTTAGGCGCAGGTGCTCCTTCATCTGGTTCTTCACTGGATGCTGTGTTGTTGCGTTTGATGTTGGCAACAATATTACTTGCACTGGTTGATCCTGTGCTTGCACTTGGTGCGTCATCTGCATCTTCTCCTAGATCAAATATGCGCAGTGTGTCTACATCAAAGCCTAGATCAATTTTTTGTCCTACACCACTTGAACTACGTGTTTTCATCAACTGTATTTGATAACGTCCACGTTCACGCATAGCACGACTTGTAAAGATGCCAATCAAGTTGTCTGCTGTATTGATCTTTGAAATACCGCCTGAGATGTGCGAGTGATCAAACTCGATCTCTTCAACTGATGAACGGTTCAACTGCGATGCTGTAACAAAGATACAGTTTAGTTCCATTGCCAAGTTACGTAGTTCTTCTGACACATACTTGTCTTTGACAAACAAGTTCTCTGCACTAATCTTTTGTCCAATTGGATGCATAAGATCCAAGTAGTCAATCAACAGCACATCAACTTTGCGTCCTGTTTTGATTTCGTATTCTTTTAGATAAGCTCTAACATCGTTTGCGTTCTTGCCTGTGGGCATGTACTTGACTTGGAATGCGCCTGCTTTCTTGCCAATCATCTTGACTTTCATTTCAACATCGTCAATGCTCTTAAACACATCACGACTTGGAATCTCTGATGTCATTGAATCAAGACGCATACTAACCAAGTTCTCTGAAAGCTCAAAAGTCAAGTACATAACATTCATGCCTGCTAGACACCAGTTAACACCCATGTTCGCCATAAACAAACTTTTACCAGAACCACTACCACCTGCAAAGATATTAAGCTCGCCTCTGTTGAATCCGCCAAACAGTTTCTTGTCCAGCATGGGCCAGCCTGTGCTTACTTGTCCGTTCTTGTCTTTGATTGCTTCTAGTCTAGCTCTTGGGTCAGCAAAGTAGTCTGTGCCTAGATCTTTTTGCAAGCCAATCTGTACTGCTTTCTTAACCAAATCCTCAACCGGGCCATACTCCCCTTTTTCCAACAGATCTGCGCTATCAAGGATGGCCTTTTCCAAAGCCTTGTGTCTGGAGAAGGTTTCGAATTCTGCAAGTAGCCAGTCATAGTGATTCTCCTGTAGTTGCCCTGGATTCTTTAGTTGCGCATCAGTAGCAGCATTGATCATATCAAATGTAGGAAGTGCATTATGCTCTTCTACATAGTCTTTTAAGAACTTTGCTGGCTCTTGTAAACGTCTGTCAAATGTCTTGGGATCAAATACACCCTGACAGCGTACAAAGCTCTCAGCGTCTGTCATAAACATTTCTAGATATACTTTCTGTATATCATATCCGTAGTCTGTGTTTTGTCTACTCATTCTCTGCCTTTGTGAACACTTTTACATTATACATTTTAGCAAACTCTTCAGCATCTGTCAAGTTGTTTACTATGGGCTTGCCTTTGATATTAAGCGAGGTATTTAGTAGCATAGGACATCCTGTAGCAGCATGCCACGCCTCTAACAATCTTCGTATTCCGCTACCATCTGGTCCAACCGTTTGGACTCTGCTTGTTCCATCCATGTGGGTGATGGCAGGATACAGGTCTGGATTGGTGCAACGGGCGGTAAACTGCATATAACTATTGGCAGGTCCTTCGAAATTCTCGTGGTAATGTTCTGCGAGCACAACGGGGGCGAAAGGACGGAACTTCTGTCTTCGTTTGATTTCGTTGACTCTGTCTTTGATGTCTGCGCCTCTAGGGTCTGCGAGAAGACTACGATTACCAAGAGCACGAGGACCATATTCAGCACGACCGTTAGCAACTCCACATATGCCGGTGGCTTGTAGTTCTTGTATTGTTTCTTCAACTGGGTATTCCCCTTCTATATTATAGCCCGTGTATACATGATCTATAGGCATGTGTTCTTTACGATGGGCTAGGACTGCACCAACTGCACTCCCTGCATCTCCTGGATTAGGCATAATCCATACGTTATCAAAATAGTCTTTGGCTATACCGTTGGCACTACAGTTTAGCGCACATCCGCCCATAAGAACTAGATTACGACTTGGCAAAACTTTGCTCCAATACTCTAACACGTTGTCTAGCATCATTTCATAAATCTTTTGTGTAGCGGCTGCAATATCATACATGTCTTGTTCTTTGGTTAGGCCAGGCTTCCACCACAAGCATCCTCGATGAAGATTATGTTTAAATCTTACTTCGCCTTGATGAACATACTCAACGAACTCGTCTAGAATCTCTTGATACAAACGATTAGGATCGCCGTATGCAGCCATACCCATTAATATGTATTCATCTTCATTGGGCTTTAACCCAATGCGTTGTGTCATTGCCGAGTACCATAGTCCCACGGAATGTGGATATTTTTGGGAGTAGACTTTTGTGAGTTTTTGGTCTTTCGCATGCCAGACAGTAAGTGTATCAAACTCTCCAATAGAGTCGATAACCACACAGCAGGCGTCACTAAAAGTTGAAGTATAATAACCGGCAGCAGCATGGGCAAGGTGATGATCAGTATACTTAATAGGAGCATGTATACCATAAGATCGAAGATAACGATTAATATTGTTTTCGCCCAACCGAAGTCCTTGGCCTGCTCTAAGTTGTCTAAGAGTTTTGATAAAGGGTCTTTCATACCAAATAACTTCATCAGGTTCTCCCCATTGTTTTGCGTACTCTATTAATTTATCATTTAAGTGAGGGTCGTTTTTTACGCCACTGAAGCGTTCGCTGTGACTTGCAAATTCCAATCCATCATCTGTAAATACTGCTAATGCAGCATCGTGGCTATTAGCACTAATACCCCAAGTAATCATTTGTAAATAAACGGATCCCTTTTTTTGAGTTCTTTTAATTTTTTACGAAATTTAATTTCTTCTTTAATACGTGTGTAAGGCCAACATATCCATGACCAAATCTTTTTTAACCAAACCATTTCTTTGCTCTCAGTCTAATTTTAAGTGCGCTATCGTCTGCACTAGTTGCAATACTGTGCAGTGTATATAGTCTGCTGTAACGTTGTACTGCATCACCTATATCATTAATATCATCTGCCCATTCAGGCATACTAACACTGTATCCTAATTCAATTGCACGTTCAACAAGTTTGCTACCTGCTTTGTCTCTATCAGGCACAACAATAATTTGTTTCTGTAGTCTATTTAACAGCATTGCTTGCTGGTCACTAATTTCTGATCCGCCTAGTGCGCAGCCTTCAACGTGAATAGCATCAATTTGTCCTTCGCATACAATAGCAAATACTTTGTTATGACGTTGCTCATCAAGTCCGTATACAAATCCAGGTTGTACTTCTGCAAGGTATTTGGGCTTTTTATCAGGCACTACTGCTCTACCTGTCCAGCCCACAATACGTCCTTCATAATAGAACGGAATAATAAGTCTGTCACGATAACCTAAACTAGGTGACCAATAGTAGTCTGTATCATCTAAGTTTAAATTACGATCTGCCATATACTGTATTACAGCAAGAAAATTTTTAAATGCTATATTGTTTTCGTTATAGTCAGGTATGTCTATAATTCGAACAGCATCGTCTGGCAACGGGACAGTGTTGAATGAGGGCAGTTCAGCTATGCGTGTTTTTGCCTCTACCCCTTCATTCTCTCTCATCACTTCCAACGCCACCTTATTGATTATATCGTCAGGCGCTCCCATCCATTGTAGAAGTTTTCGTAACTTGTGTGAGAAGTTTCTGCCCGGTTGCCAGGATGCTTTAAAGCCGCAGTTGAAACAATGATAACTAATACCTCCATCTGGGTTAGCAATCAATCCGCCACGGCCGCGAGTGTCTGCACTGTGTCCATTGTGATGACAGCACTGTGCATTAAAGGATAACCAGCCACTAGGAGTTTGTTTCCTCTTAGCAGGCAAGTATGTCAGAACTGTATCGCTTACTACACTCATACTATTATTATAACGTAGTTAGTGAGTTATGTCAATCAGTTTCTTATAATTATTTTGGTTACAGTTGATGTAGGATCGCTAGTTGTTTTCATTCTTAAGTAATCATAAACGCCGTTAAAACTTTTAACAACTGGCGAAGTTTCATTATCTAACTCAATAGAAGATACAACTGTCCATTCTGCATTGTCTGCATTTGCTGAATCATCTGACAACTGCGGAGTAAGACTAGCTTCAACATTTATAGTTCCAGCAAAATTACTAGAATAAACAGCAACACTATGTAATGCTTCGTTACCGTTTATAGCAGGTTGTGCATCTATTGCATCACTATACCAAATATCTTCGCTTGTATCTTTACGCCATAATCCATCGCCTATAGTTAGTCTATGAGGTTCTTTAGGACCTGGAAATGCACTGCTGCTAAGATATATAGTCCCTTTGTTATTAAATGCTTGGTCACTGTATGTAATTACTCTGTTGTCGTTACTGTCAACTAAATAAGTACTGAAACTTAGATATTGTTGTTTGAGATTTAGTGTGTCACTTTCTTGTATAACGACTTCAAATAGTCCTTTAGTAGCACTACTGCCGTCGTCTAAAACTGTACACACTCTGTCAAAGAGCTGGTTATTGTTTTCGTCAAAGACAACTATATGGGGAGTATACAAACTAGTATTAATTGGTTTTTGATCTTGATTTAACAGTCTAAACTGAATGGTATTTTCTATACCTTTATATACTTGTATGTTTCTTTTATACACTGGTCTATACTCCGTAACGATTCCTTGCTCGCTTGATACGATTTCAAATCTGTTATTTAATAAATATCTTTGAACTTGCATATATGTATTTATAGGAAAAAATGATATTAAAAGACATACAAAAAAACTTTCCGTTTATTAACGTTGTACACTACGGAGGGCAAGATTACGTTGGTATAATAATAAACCAGGATCAAGCCATCACCAGTATGTATAACTATAATGCACTTACTACAGACGAGCATAGAGCTAAATTTTTAGAACTAGGACAAACTTGGTGGTGGGAATCAAATAGAATGATTCCCATTAATATCTTTTTAAAAGAGATTAAAATTTTAGATTATTCAATTGTGTTTATGAATTCGAAAGATGTTACAGTTACACTAGGAGAAGCAGTAAATTTAAATAATATGAACATTAAAAGAGTAAAAAGAAAAAATGTTCAGTTAGTTAGAAAATCTAAATCCTAAACCAAACATTGTCAGGTCCTACACCGTAACTAATATCAAAAGATTTAAGTGCTCTTTGTATAGACGGATAATCAACATCGTGTCCTAGTAAGCCGTTAACATCTTTAATTTTTTGATCGTATGCTACAATATCTCTAGATACATTTTTATAACTATGACCTGCATCAATGAATGCAAAATCTATCATAGGTAAATGTTCTGCTTGTTTCCAACTAATTCCTTCTAAAACAACAAGACGATCTTTATATTTTTCCTTTACACTACTATTGTAAAATTGAGATACGTCTTTATCTACTGCATACATTTTAAGATTTGGATTGCTGTCTAAAAGATAAAATAAAGTTCTTCCAAACCTTACACCTACTTCACACCCAACAGTCCAGTTATACTTTTTAACAAGACTATCTACGAACACTTCTCTTCTGTTTTCGTTTGTCCATTCTATAGTTAACGGAAGAATGTTTCTAACTTTAGCCATTAATTTGCTCGCATAATAAATTCATATGTACTACTACTGCCATAGCATACGAAACAGCGTGTGCTTTTTTAAAGTAGTAAGCATCGTCTTCTGGCTTAGTCCAAACTTCGTTCATTATCTCGTTCCATGTCTTCCCAATCAAATGTCTCTTCGCTGGTCGTATCATAGCAAGGACGGCAGCTAATTGCTCCACGGAAGTTGGGCAGGTCTGCTTCAGAATTGATGTGTGGCCATGTAAATGAAATACTTGATCCACAAATTCTTCGTGTTGTAAAAGTTCCCATATAGGTTCACGCTCCATTAATTCTTGTAAGTGTGTTTCGTCACGTACATCTTTATAAATGCTTACATTTAGAAAATCTAATTTAAAATAGCCTCTATCTTCAGCAGTCTTATAATCAATTGTACTATGATTGTCTACAGGGTTGTGTGGAATTTCTGTTACGTATACACCTGTGTTGTGTTTCTTTTCTGAATTGATAGTCGCAACACGATGTTGTAGTTTTGACAACACTATGTCTCTATCTGCAAAGTCTATATCAATATCAGGCATTAAAGTTTACCTTCTTCTCTCATTTTAGCACGTATCTTAGTTGCACTAATATCGTGTACTGCTTCGCCTAAGTCGTGCTGTGTAAATGTATAACCTACGCCTCGTCCATAACTAATATCAACTATGTTAGGTACTTCTATTATAACATATTCTTCGCCATACTCAAACCCCTCTTTAAATAATGCAACACGAATATTTTTCTTTACTTCATGCACGTCAAACGGGTTGTCATCTTGTGTTACAGTTCTGCCGCCGCCTGCATCTTCGCCTACGATGCCGCCCACGTCTCGTATCATAATAACAACTTGTCCTGTTTCTACAAGTGCTTTTCTAAATAATGCTGTGTGGCCATCATGCCACGGCTGCCATCTACCTAACATCTGCGTTGTAGGTTTTTTCCAATCAAACATCTTGTGTGTACTTCCTTATTACTTCTATTAGTTGTACGTGTGTGTCATCAAACCACTCTGATACGTGATAGTCGTATTCTCCCTTTCCTAATGGTTCGAACATTTTATTTGTATCTTCAAACCTTCCTTCTTTAATAGTATCCATCCATACTACATAGTCAGCATCAAATTCGTTACGTGCTTGTATTGTAGGTGCTACAAAGTCTGCTACACATATCTTGCCTGCCTTTACAATACCATCTGCTAGATGACGCATACGCTGTGCCTGACGAATACGCCCAGCTGGGGTAAAGTCCCAGTCGTCGTATTCTTTTCTTACTGCGTCTGCATTAATCCAAACAGCACCAATAAGTTTACTGAACGGTTCCGCAAGTGTAGTTTTGCCGCTTCCTGGTAAGCCGCAAATTAATATTTTCATAATTTTGATTCCTTTGCAACATCCTTTACTAGTTGTACATTATTGGGCTGACGTCTAAAACGTAATGCCCAATGTTCAGGATTAATTACATGATAAACCATTTCAAGTTGTTCATCATTAAACTTACTTAGCATTTCTTTGCCGCTCGCACAATTAAGTACAAGCCACGGACTTATCTTTCCGTCTTTGATATCCCAGACTGCTCTGTTAAGACTTACGTGATAAAAATAATGATTCCAAGGTGCACTTTTATCTTCAGCCCAATCCATCATTGTTTTTACACTACGTTCAAGTGCAGTTGTAACATCTTCTTTAAGTATAAACTCTAATGCATACTTTTCGTATAAACTGTCTCTTGCCCAATGATCTAGTTTAACACCACTAGTAACAACATAATCTATATATTTTTCAGGATACAAAGGCTGTACGTTATTAAGAAAACTGCCAAATTTGACAAAAGCATTATAGTACTGACTATCAACAAAGTCAGCATACGTTTTTTCTTTCTTCGCGCCCGCAGAGAGTTTGTAGAATCTCTGGAACGCATATAGTCCGTAGCGGACCCTCTTTTCATCTTTTTGTAACCACCGTCTTTTCTTTTCACACATATGAGCTGCAAGAGTTTTTTCTCTTACATAACCTGTACCGCAATATTCACACTTATAAGGCTTAGAGCTTGACGTCAATGTCATATTCTTCAGCCAATTGTTTGAGTTCTTTTTTTGTATTTGTTCTAGCAAGTAATTCTACCTCGTCACTTTTTAAATGTGGATAGATTTGTTCTAGCAATTTAATTGCTTTTGAATTAGACTCACCCTTTTTCTTAAAACCAATATAAGGATGGAATTCTATTTTTCCTGTGTTACCGCTCATACAAAGCAGTTGCCACATTAATTCTTGATGTCCACTTTCTTTACCTACACCGATGCTATTAAAATGTTTATTATAATATTCGTTAGTTCGTTCTATAGCACTTTCTTGTTTTGCACGGCTACCGTTAACTGAGCTTACATATCTGTTAAGCAACCAAAAGCCAACTGATTTCTTTTCTTCCTCAGAAAACTCTTTCCATGCACCTTTGTAGTTCATATCTACGCAGCCAAGTATTTGTTTTAAATTTAATTTTTCTTCTGCCATTGCTCTGCGTCCTCTTTAGTATTAATCTCTACTCCATTAAAGTATACACTCGTACAACCAATTTGCCAACCGTTTTTTAGCCAGCGCAGTTGTTCAAGTTTTTCAATACGTTCTTCTGCTTCTACAAGCAGGTGTGGATATGCTTGCAATGCTTGTTTACGATAACCATAAACACCCAAGTGCCATTCGCCGTATCCTGTCATACCTCTGCCAAACCATAGAGCTTGATCACCTGCACGTACCATCTTAACACTGTTAGGATCGTTTTGCATTTTACTCGGCATTGCTGTGTACACTGTGCTTACTTCATATTGAGATAAACTAGCAATGCATTTTTCAATTAGCTCTGCTGTTACATCTGGCATATCACCCTGTACATTTACAAATTGATCGTAGTCGTCAAGTGTGCGCATTGCTACAGCGCCAGCGCATCGTTCCGTACCGTTTTCATAATCTTCTAAGTCTATAATAACTTGATGTGGTTGAAACTTATCAGCAATGCGTTTGTCATCAGTAAGCACATATGTGTCTAATCCTGTCTTGCGACAGCGTTCGTATACTCTGCGTATCATAGGAACGCCATCTAACTTAGCTAATGGCTTTCCAGGGTAGCGTGTGCTGCCGTATCTAGCGGGTATAAGGATTGCTGTTTTCATCCAAATACTACCAGTAAAATTATT